CAATCGGACGATCCATTGGAAGCTAATACAACGCATCTTAGAATATTGAAGTCTCGATATACTGGAGATGTGGGTATGGCTTCTCACTTAACTTATGATTCTGAAACAGGAAGATTATCTGAAGTGGATATGGATATTGAAGACTCACTCACTATAGAGGATGATATACCTTGGTAAATTTAGTATTCGATATTGAAACAGATGATCTAGATGCTACTAAAATTTGGTGTATAGTAGCGCAAGATGTAGATACTTCTGAATTTTATCTGTACGGACCATCCCAAATAAAGGAAGGAGCAAAATTTCTATATAATAAAGCAGATAAACTCATTGGTCATAATATAATAGGTTTTGATATACCCGTTATTAAAAGACTTGTAGGCTATGATCTATCGGATAAACAAATAGTAGATACGTTGGTATTATCTAGATTATTTAATCCTGTTCGTGAAGGTAATCATGGTTTAGAATCTTGGGGATACCGCTTGGCTAAACATAAAAAAGATAAGCCAGATTTTCAGAATTATTCTGATCAAATGCTTTCTTATTGTAAAGCTGATGTAGAATTAAATACTCTAGTTTATAAACATTTAAAAACTGAGAGTAAAGGATTCTCTCGGGAGTCAGTTGATCTTGAACATGCAACATCTTCTATATTAAATGAGCAACGTGATAAAGGATTTGTGTTAGATGAAAAGAAAGCTTCTCTTCTTTTAGCACAGCTTGTTGAGCGTATGGGCAGTGTTAAAGCTGAAGTACTTGAAGAATATTATGAAGGGAATGAGCCTAGTCAAATAGTACTCATGCCAGAATATACAAAAGGAGGAAAGCTATCTAAAGTAGCTCCTAGTACGGCGGGTAAACGTTTTAGATTAACATCAGAAGAATATGAAAGAGTCTCTAAAGCTTCTGCTGAAGAATTAGAACTACCTATTATTACCAGAACTACAGTTCAAGAATTTAATTTAGGATCTCGAAAACAGATAGGTGAATATCTAAAAAGTTTCGGCTGGAAACCTAAGAATTTTACACCTACTGGTCAGCCAATTGTAGATGAAGGAACCCTTAATAAAATTAAAGGTATACCACAAGCTAAATTAATTGCAGAATATTTGATGTTGCAAAAAAGAATAGCTCAAGTATCTTCATGGTATGAGGCCGTACATGAAGACGGTCGAGTACATGGTTTCGTTAATCATAACGGAACAATAACAGGGCGCATGACACATAGAGATCCTAACCTAGCCCAAGTTCCTAGCGTGTCTTCTCCTTATGGAAAAGAATGTAGGGCCTGTTGGACTGTACCTCTTAATCATAAACTATTAGGTATAGATGCTAGTGGTCTTGAGCTAAGAATGTTAGCCCACTACATGAAGAATAAGGAGTTTACAAATGAAATCGTTAACGGAGACATACACTCCACTAATCAAAAACTTGCAGGACTTGAATCAAGAACTCAGGCTAAAACTTTCATCTATGCCCTCTTATACGGTGCAGGAGATGCAAAACTTGGAAGTGTGGTTGGAGGAACTAAAGCAGATGGCAAAAGGATTAGAGAACATTTCTTCAATAATCTACCATCATTCGAGAATCTTAGAAACAGAGTTGCGAGAGCGTCAACAAGAGGATACTTGAAAGGTTTAGATGGTCGTAAAATATTTATCCGCAGTCAACATGCTGCATTAAATTCTTTACTGCAAGGAGCAGGAGCTATTGTTATGAAGAAAGCTCTTGTATTATTTAATGAAGAAATTAAAAGAAGAAACCTATGTGCTTGGTTTGTTGCTAATGTGCATGATGAGTGGCAGATTGAAGTAATAAACTCAGATGCTAAACATACAGGCGATATAGGTATAGAATGTATTAAAAAGGCTGGTGAAAGTTTTGAACTTAACTGTCCTTTGGATGCTGAATATAAAATAGGAGATAACTGGTATGAAACCCACTAATAAGAATGTAATTTGGTTGAATGATGAGTGGTGGTATGTTGGCTGTAAAGATGGCGGCAAAAGAAGACTCGACTCACACATAAGAAAGAACGAAACTAGGATGTTTGTCAATGGTAAGTACATACCTAAAACACATCCCTTACATAAACCTGGGAGATATAAAACATTCCAAGATGCGGCTTTCTCTGCTCTATCTAAATATGAGGATGTACTTGAAGGTGAGATATATGTAGTATCAAATTCAGCATGGGAGGGCTGGTTGAAAGTAGGCATGGCAATTGATGCTGAAGATAGATTAAAGAACTATCAAACTGGCAGTCCGTTCAGGGATTATAAGTTAGAATATAAAGTTCACTTCAATGACAGACGTTGGGCCGAGAATAAAATACATGAAACTTTAGATGATTTTAAAATTCCTAGAAAAGGAGAGTGGTTTAAGATTAGTTTTCCTAGATTAAAAGCATACATAAGAACTATAGAGAGAATGTTAAATGGCAAAAAAGCAGCTTGATACTTTAATAGAGGATATTTATTCTTCTTTATCGAACCTATCTAACAATGAACCATTAGATATAGATGATGCATCTATTGATCAGGTCGGTGAAGCAATAAAGAAAGTTATAAAAGAATGGGCTAGGCCAGCCGAGCGTAATAAGAAGTTTAGTTTACGCATGTCTAATATAGGTAAACCAGCAAGACAGCTTTGGTTTGAAAATAAGTATGAACAAGAAGATAGGCCTATTGCTCCACATACTTTTATTAAATTTCTTTATGGACACTTACTCGAAGAAATTGTTTTGATGCTAGTTAGGTTAGCAGAACATAATGTAACGGATGAACAAAAGGAGGTGGAAGTTTCTGGTGTGAGGGGACATATAGATTGTAAAATAGATAATGAAGTGGTTGATATAAAGACTGCATCAGGATTTAGTTTTATTAAATTTAAAAACGAAACTCTTCGAGAAGATGATCCCTTCGGTTATATCGCACAGTTAGCTGGATATGAAAATGCTGAAGGTACTAAACATGGGGGACTACTTGTTATCAATAAAGAGTCTGGTGAGCTTACTCTATACCGACCCGAAGAATTAGATAAACCAGTAACACGTATGATGATCGAAGGACTGCAACGAGAATTGAAGCTTGACGAACCTCCACCACTCTGCTATGCTCCCGTTCCCGATGGATCAAAAGGTAATATGCGTCTTGCTAGAAACTGTGTTTATTGCCCCTTTAAATTTAAATGCTTTAAAGATTTGCGAGTCTTTAAGTATGCTAAGGGTCCACAATATTTAACTAAAGTAATGGCGACTCCTCGTGTTGAAGAAATTACTAATGAATTCCAAGCGTAGTACACGAATCAATAGACATGTAAGAGTTCTTTTAACTGCTTGGTTAAAAGATATGCTACCTCCAGAAGAAGCGGAGAAAATATCAACAAAGAATTTTCTTCAGTATCTTCCAGATGAAAGATATTATGTCAATCTTATGCGTTTAAATTTAAATTCTTATCATCCTAAATGGGTTAAGAAATATATTAAAAGAATAATTAAAAAATTTAAAGATCTTAAAATTGAAAATATATCTATGGATGATATTGAAAAGGAAGCTAACCTTTGATAAGAAAGAAAAGAAAAAAGAGACCTATTGAAAAAGGAGTAGTTAAAGGTTATGATTCAAATTGGGAGTATGAGCTACACACAGGGATTCTCAAAGCTTGGGAGCATCACAGTGAACCCATTGATTATATTGTGGAGCATAAGTATCATCCAGATTTTACTATAAAGTTTAAAGATCATATTATCTTGCTTGAATCTAAAGGCAGGTTTTGGGACTACCAAGAGTACAGTAAATATATTTGGATTAAAAAAGTACTGCCGGATAATGTTGAGTTAGTATTTCTTTTTGCTGATCCTAATGCACCTATGCCACAAGCAAAGCGTCGTAAGGATGGAACTAAAAGATCTCATGGAGAATGGGCATGGGCTAATGATTTCAGATGGTTCTCTGAAGACAGCCTACCTAGTAATTGGATAGACGAAACATATCGCCAAAGCGAGGCGTATTTAAGGAGAAAAGATGACTAGTATTGATGACGTAACACCGGAAGAATGGGATGCTGTCGCTAAGAAATTTGAGAAGCTATCTAAAACTGATGGTCAATTAGCTCGTGAGGCTAAACGTAAAACAAAACAAATTACTAAAGTCAATAAAAAATTAGATGCGTACAATAATGTTAATAGTCCTTCACATTATAATCAAGGTACGCTAGAATGTATAGATGCTATTGAAGCCATGCTTTCTACTGAAGAATACATAGGGTATCTTCGTGGTAATTCTACAAAATATCGTTGGAGATTTAGATACAAGAACGGTATTGAAGATTTAAATAAAGCTGAGTGGTACGAGAAAAGACTTGTTAAATTTATGGAGGATCATAATGTCTTGGGACAGAAAAACTGAGAGGCGTTCTAGATTTCTTAAAAGAAAAAAGGCTGTCAATAATTCCAGAAGTAAAAAGTATCGTAAAATTAAAAAAGAAGAATTAAAATATAAGGATGATATAAATGATCTCAAAGACGCTACCTAAAGTAGGGCTACAACAATACTTAGGTCTAGTAGTAGATTATAATAGAGATAAAAATCTTGAAGATTTTGGTCTGGCTACTTTACGTGATCGTTATTTGTGGCAAGATGAAGAGTCTCCTCAACAGGCATTTGCCAGGGCCTCTGTCTTTTCTGCTACCTATAAAGGTGAAACAGATTATGATCTGGCTCAGAGATTGTATGAATATGCCAGTAATTTTTGGTTTATGTTTAGTACACCTTTGCTATCAAATGGTGGAACCACTCGTGGGCTACCTATAAGTTGCTTTTTAAATTACGTGCCAGATTCTAGAGAGGGCTTATTTTCACATTACGAAGAATGTGGTTGGCTTGCTAGTGCTGGTGGAGGTATTGGAGGTTATTGGGGTGATGTCCGTAGTAATGGTGTATCTACCAGTAGCGGTAGTAAATCTACTGGCTCTATTCCTTTCATGCATATGGTAGATAGTGAGATGCTTGCATTTAATCAGGGGACAACTAGAAGAGGTAGCTACGCTGCTTATTCTAATATAGACCATCCTGAGATAGAAGAGTTTATAGCTATGCGTAAACCTACAGGCGGTGATTTAAATAGAAAGAGTTTAAATTTACATCATGGTGTTTTAATTACAAATGAATTCTTAGAAGCTGTAAAGAAAGATCAGCCGTGGAGGTTGATTGACCCTAAGTCTATGGAATGTTTAAAAACTGTAAGTGCACGTAGCCTTTGGTGGCAGTTAATTCAAACAAGATTTGAAACAGGAGAACCTTATATTGTTAATATAGATACCTGTAATGAATACCTACCGAAAGAACAAAAGAATTTAGGATTAAAAATACAGCAAAGTAATTTGTGTTCAGAGATAACATTACCTACTGATGAAGAACGTACCGCAGTATGTTGCTTGTCTAGTGTAAACTTAGAATATTTTGATGAGTGGTCTAAATCAGACTTTCCATTTATATCTGATCTAATAACTATGCTGGATAATATATTAGAATACTTCATTGAAAGTGTAGTAGATACCAAGGTTTTAGAAAGTGATTATAATGCTAACTTTAGGAGATTTAAAAATTATGTTAGAGAAGGTAAAGAAGGTTTTACACGTTCCGCTTATTCAGCGTATAGAGAACGCTCAATCGGTCTTGGAGCGATGGGGTTTCATAGTTACTTACAGAATCGTGGATTTTCTTTTGGAGAGATATACGCTTCAAGCTTTAATCACCGAGCTTTCAACACCATCAAAGACCAAGCCTTACAAGCAAGCATTGAACTGGCTGAAAGTAGGGGCGAAGCTCCTGATATGGCTGGCAGTGGTAGGCGCAATGCTCATCTATTGGCTGTTGCTCCTAATGCTTCTAGTTCCATTATATGTGGTGGAACAAGTCCTTCGATTGAGCCAACGAGGGCTAATGTTTATACACACAAAACGCTATCAGGGTCGTTCCAAGTAAAGAATAAAGTTTTAGAAAAACTTATGATAAAAAAAGGCTTAAGGTCTAAGGAAAGAACTGATATTTGGGCAGACATTGTAAGTCACCAAGGTTCTATTCAACATTTAACAGATGTCTTTAATGAGGATGAGAGAGAAGTATTTAAAACTGCTCCTGAAATAAATCAACTGTGGGTAATAGAACACGCTAAGAATAGACAACCCTTTATTTGTCAAAGTCAGAGCGTAAATCTTTTCTTTGTTCCTCCACCTACAACAGCAGAACAAGAAATACACAATGAATTTTTACAATATGTTAACGATGTTCACTGGGCAGCAGCACATAAACTGAAGTCACTATATTACTTACGATCAGATTCAGTTAGAGGAGCAGAGAATGTTAATATTAAAATACCTAGAATTAATCTTGAGGACGTGGAGTGTTTAAGTTGTGAAGGATAGACTAAAGAAGTGGGCGCAAGTAGTTGAAGACTATGAACTTCAACAGGAGGATAGACAAATCGAATTAAGAATGTACAAAGTTCGTTGGATATGGTATCATACTATACTAGGTATAGAATTAGCTGCCGTGTTCATAGTTCTACTAGCAATTTACTTAAAACTATAGGGATAGTATATGAAATATAAAGCTTTAGAATATCGCTATAAAGGAGAGATAGCTGTTGCTAAAGCAGAGCTTTCTAATTACTTTGAAAACTCTGTAGGCGTCGGCGATCACCCACATATTATAACCTCTATGGATGAGCTGGTTGGTCAGATAGCACAAGCAGAAGAAAAGCTGACAGCACTAGAGTACTTCATACGATACCAAGATGATATAGAGTGAGTGAACTAACATATAAAATGCTGACCCTACCTTCCGTATTTTTAATGGAAGCACAGATTCCTAAAGAAATGATTGACTCTTTGAATAAGTATTTAGATAAGTTACTAAAAAATAAAGATCGTATAACTGCCGCCGACACATTAGTTGGTCAGATACATGGTGGTGA